TCAGTCAAACTTCCAAAAGCATCTTCTAACGATAGAGCAAGCGACTATCTGAAGAAGAGAAAATTAAATCCAGAACATTTTTACTACGCTGGAAAGTTTAAAGAGTATTGTAACTCTATCAAAGAAACTTATCCAGATACTAAGAACGACCACGCAAGGATCATCATCCCATTTTATGACGAAGATAAGAAACTCATTGGGTTTCAGGGGAGAAGTCTAGACCCATGGGTTACTCCTAAATATCTCACCGTCATGCTTGACGAAGACCATCCTAAGATTTATGGACTGGATACAATCGATAAAGAGGAGGTTGTCTACATTACGGAAGGACCGTTCGATAGTACTTTCATACGAAACTCAGTCGCTATGTGCGGAGCTGATCTGCGCTCTAGTGATCTTGGGATTCGCGATATTTGTTGGATATATGACAATGAACCCCGAAATAATGAAATCACCGAGCGAATTTCCAAGTGTATTAAAAGAGGCGATAAGATCGTTATCTGGCCCGATTCAGTAAAACAAAAAGACATCAACGATATGATTCTTGCTGGACATAATGTTCAGGACATAGTAGAATCAAACACCTATAAAGGTTTACAAGCAGAACTTAAATTTAATCTTTGGAAGAAGAATGACCAGCAGCATTACAGTTCAAAAGCGAAACGGTACAGTCGAAGCACTTGACCTAAACAAGATGCATAAGATGGTGGACGCTGCCTGTGAAGGTCTAGCAGGCGTGTCTGCCAGTCAAGTCGAGATGAAGTCTGGTATCCAGTTCTTTGACGGCATCAGCACCGCAGAGATCCAGGAGATCCTTATTCGTGCTGCTTCAGATCTTATCGATCTGGACTCACCCAACTATCAGTTTGTTGCTGCCCGTCTACTACTCTTCTCTATTCGTAAGAGTTTGTATGGTGTCATGCACGACACACCATGTTTCTACGAGCATGTTACTAAATGTGTGGATGCTGGAGTATACGACGCAGAAATCCTACAGAAGTACACTCGTGAAGAACTAGATACTATTGGTCAATGGATTGACCACGATCGTGACTTCCTGTTTACATATGCTGGTCTACGACAAGTAGTAGACAAATACCTGGTACAGGACCGAAGCACTGGTGAAGTATATGAACTGCCCCAGTTCATGTATATGATGATCTCTGCCACGATTTTCGCAGAGTATCCTAAAGAGAATCGCCTAGACTTTGTACGCAGGTACTACAATGCCATCTCAAAGCACAAGATCAACATCCCAACGCCAATCATGGGAGGGGTCAGAACACCCATTCGTCAATTTGCATCTTGTGTTCTCGTTGATGTTGATGACTCCCTCGATAGCATCTTTAGCAGCGATATGGCTATTGGCAAATACGTCGCACAGAGGGCTGGTATCGGTATTAACGCGGGCAGAATCCGTGGCATCAACTCTAAAATCCGAGGCGGAGAGGTACAACACACAGGCGTGGTCCCCTTCCTTAAAAAGTTTGAAGCAACTGTCCGATGCTGCACACAGAACGGCATCCGAGGTGGTTCTGCTACAGTTCACTTTCCTATCTGGCACCAAGAAATAGAGGACATCCTTGTACTTAAGAACAATAAAGGGACAGAAGATAACCGTGTCCGAAAACTGGACTACAGCATCCAAATTTCTAAACTCTTCTACGAGCGTTTCATCAAGAATGAAGAAGTCAGTCTCTTCAGCCCTCACGATGTGCCAGGTCTTTATGATGCTTTTGGCACTGAATCGTTTGATGATCTCTATATCGGTTATGAATCTGATGGATCGATTCCGCGCAAGACTATCGGGGCACAAGAACTATTCCTGAACCTGCTGAAGGAACGTGCTGAGACTGGTCGTGTTTATATCATGAACATTGACCACTGTAACAGTCACTCATCCTTCACCGACAAGGTTGAGATGAGCAACCTGTGTCAGGAGATCACTCTGCCCACCAAACCACTGAACCACATCGACGATACTGAGGGTGAGATTGCCCTGTGTATCCTGTCTGCTGTCAACGTGGGTAAGATCCGCTCTGATGATGACTTGGAGAACCTGTGTGAACTGTCTGTACGTGCTCTAGACGAACTGATTGATTACCAGGAGTATCCGGTCAAGGCAGCAGAGATCGGTACAAAGGCACGTAGATCGCTTGGAGTGGGTTTTATCGGTCTCGCACACTATCTTGCCAAACTCGGGTTCAACTACGGGTCACAGGAGGCGTGGGACGCCGTACACGGTCTTGCTGAATCCTTCCAGTATTTCTTGCTGAAGGCATCCAACAAAATTGCTCAAGAGAAGGGAGCATGTAGCTATTTTGACAGAACAAAATACGCTCAGGGACTGTTACCTATCGATCATTATAAATTAAATGTAGACGAGATTTCTAAAAACGAGCTCCAACATGATTGGGATTCTTTACGGGTATCTATTAAGGAACACGGACTACGACACTCCACGCTCTCGGCACAAATGCCGTCAGAAAGCAGCTCAGTCGTCAGTAACGCAACCAACGGTATCGAACCACCTAGAGACTACCTATCAGTCAAAAAATCAAAGAAAGGACCGCTTAAGCAGATTGTTCCGCAGTATTCTTCGCTCAAGAATAACTACACTCTTCTGTGGGATATGCCTGACAATAGTGGTTATATTAATGTTGTCTCTGTGATGCAGAAGTTCTTTGACCAGGCGATCTCTGGCAACTGGTCATACAACCCAGAACACTACCCCGATAATGAAGTACCGGTGTCCGTCATGGCACAGGATCTTCTTACAACCTACAAATATGGGTGGAAGACTTCTTACTATCAGAACACATACGATAACAAGTCGGACGAAGTAACTCCGCAACCTGACCTCCAATCACTACTGACTGATCTATCAAATGCAGATGAAGAAGACTGTGAGTCCTGCAAAATCTAACTTTAGAATTAGCGCACCCCAAGACGTGAAGACAGAAATCAAAGGAATGACTGTCTTTAACGACAGTAAAGTCGATACTAAAAAGCAACACATGTTCTTTGGTGCCCCTTTGGGTATCCAAAGGTATGATTCTTACAAGTATCCTATCTTTGAGAAACTCACACAACAGCAACTATCATATTTCTGGAGACCTGAGGAGGTCTCCTTGCAGAAAGACAGAGCAGATTATCAGATGCTCCGTCCAGAACAGAAGCACATCTACACTTCTAACCTGAAGTATCAGATTCTTCTAGACTCCGTGCAAGGTCGTGGTCCTGGCATGGCGTTTAAACCATATTGTTCCCTACCAGAACTCGAAGGAGCGATGGGTGTATGGGAATTCATGGAACAGATCCACTCACGTTCTTATACGTACATTATCAAGAATGTTTACTCAGATCCTAGTGAGGTATTTGATACTATTCTGGATGATAAGCGTATTCTTGACCGTGCTAAGTCAGTAACTGAAGCGTATGATGACTTCATCAACGCTGCTCAGGTGTTTGGATCAGGTCCTATGTGGGAGCACGCCCTAGACGGCGTTCCTGCTGGTCAAAATGATTTGTTTGAACTAAAGCGTAAACTCTACCGAGCAGTCGCTAATGTCAACATCCTGGAAGGCATTCGTTTCTACGTTTCTTTTGCTTGCTCTTTTGCTTTTGGCGAGCTCAAAGCCATGGAAGGGTCGGCGAAAATCATTTCGCTTATTGCCCGAGACGAGAATCAGCATCTCGGTCTCACGCAGAACATTATGAACAAGTGGCACGCTGGTGATGATCCAGATATGCTACAGATCGCAGAAGAGGAGCGTGAGAACATCGTCAACATGTTTAAGAAAGCAGTTGATGAAGAGAAAGAATGGGCAGAGTACCTG